TATCACTGTTTCAACTGCGGGTTCACTGCCAGCTTTGTGTTGGGCCGTAACTTATCGTTTAAAGCCAGAAAGCTACTGGGTTGGCTCAATGTAGATCGCAATGAAATTGAACGTATCAATCTTGAAAGTCTCAAGCACAAGAACATTGAAGGCATACTCAATGATAGACAACAAGTGGTGCAACGATTACAAGGTATCGAATTTGAAGATCGTGACTTGCCAGCAGATACACAACCACTAAATGAATCAGCTGTGGAATATCTCAATGCTCGTGGTATACCCACAGACTATCCACTGTTTTATAAAACCATGCCTAGGCCAGGCATTGTAATTCCTTTCACACATGATGGTCAAGTGGTAGGACATACCACTAGATTCCTAGATGATAGAACGCCCAAGTACATACAAGACATACAACCGGGCTATGTGTTTGGCACAGACCTGCAACAAGACAGCTGGCAGCATGTGCTGGTCATGGAAGGTGTATTTGATGCATTGTGTGTTGGTGGCCTGGCTGTGTTACACGCTGAAATCAATGATGCACAGGTGCGCTTGATACGATCATTGGAACGAGAAGTCACTGTGGTTCCAGATCATGATGAAGCCGGAATGAAACTGGTTGATCGTGCCCTGGAACTGGGCTGGGCAGTGAGCATGCCCAACTGGCCCGCAGATGTCAAAGACGTTAATGATGCTGTTCGACGCTATGGCAAGGCAGCAACTATGTTGAGCATATTTGAATCTAGAAACACCAGTCGCATTCGTATAGAAATGGCCAAGAAGAATTTGTTAAGGAAACTCAATGTCTAAGTTATACATTTTTGGAGATAGCTATAGCACACCAGGATTCTGCGTCGAGCCCAAAGACTCGTGGTGGGGACTGTTGGCCAACAAACTTAACATTGAAGGTGTTGAAAACTTTAGTTGGCCCGGCAACAACATAGACAGTATTGCGCATATCATTGTTGCCAACGCAAATTTATTTAACCAGGATGATTACATAGTCATTGGTGTGCCGCCTATTGAGCGACTCACTGTGTTTGAAAATGATGCTACATCAAAACTGTATACCAAGTTTGACAATAAGTTACACGAAGTAGCAAAACCACAAGTTCCTTGTCATGGCGGACTAAAACAATTGACTCGCCACCAGCTTGGTAGACAAGAAATTGATCAGTGGAATCGCAGTTGGCAAGAAGCACAGATACTACGTCAACTAATAACTTTGATTGCGTATCTAGAAAAAATTACCAACCGTATACTGATACTAAACTTGTCTGAGCCCTTTCAGCCAATCACAGGATGGGTCACTCTGAATAGTGTACAAAAACAAGCATACAGCGATCCACGAATACTGATAGATCATGATACTTACTATTCTGTGAACTACAACGTAAATCAACCAGCAGATTTTGAAACTCATGCTTGGTTTGGTCATCAGGGCGCGGCAGGTAATCACCATTGGTTCGTCACGTCGCTATTGCCCAAACTAAAAGAGATAAAATGGATTTAAAAATCACAGCCTCAAAGATTAAACTCATAGATACAACGAGAGAACACACATGAAAGACTATTCAGTAGAAGTACAACGACTATTCTTAGAGATCATAATGCAAGACGCACAGAGTTTTGTGCGAGTGCAAAATATCTACAACGAAGAAAACTTTGATCGTAGCCTGCGTTCAGCGGCTAAGTTTATAAAAGAACATGCGGACAATCATAAGACTCTGCCAGATCGCAGACAGGTATCGGCTGTTACTAATATTTCCTTACAAGAGATTCCAGATTTAAATGACGGTCACCTTGACTGGTTTATGGAAGAGTTTGAAGCATTCACCCGTAGACAAGAACTAGAACGTGCTATTCTTAAGTCGGCAGACTTGCTGGAAAAAGGCAATTTTGATCCTGTAGAGAAACTGATCAAAGATGCAGTACAAATTAGTTTGACCAAAGATCTAGGAACAGATTACTTTGACGATCCACGCAGTCGACTTATGGCGCTGAAAAACAACAATGGGCAAAACTCCACAGGTTGGCCTGCCTTGGATCGATTGTTGTACGGTGGATTTAATCGTGGCGAACTACAGATTTTTGCTGGTGGTTCGGGCTCGGGCAAGAGTTTGTTCATGCAGAACCTGGCAGTGAACTGGGCACAGGCCGGACTCAATGGCTGTTATCTCACCCTGGAACTCAGTGAAGGTTTGTGTAGTATGCGTATTGACTCCATGATGACCAATACATCCAGCAAGGAAATCTTCAAAGACATTGACACAGTGGAAATGAAAGTGAAGATGATGCAGAAGAAGTCCGGGGCTTTACAAATCAAGTACATGCCAGCCCAATCAACTGTAAATGACATTCGTGCATACTTAAAAGAACTGCAAGTTAAAACAGGCAAGCGTGTGGACTTTTTGTGTGTGGACTACTTAGACTTGATCATGCCTGTGAGCGCCAAAGTCAGTCCCAATGACTTGTTTGTCAAAGACAAGTATGTTTCGGAAGAACTGCGTAACTTGGCCAAGGAGCTCAATGTGTTGTTTGTCACAGCTAGTCAGTTGAACCGTGCGGCCGTGGAAGAAATTGAATTTGACCACAGTCATATATCAGGCGGTATTTCAAAGATCAACACAGCAGACAACGTGTTTGGTATCTTTACATCAAGAGCCATGCGTGAACGTGGGCGTTATCAGATACAGTTAATGAAAACTCGATCCAGTGCAGGAGTAGGACAAAAGGTTGACTTAGAGTTTGATCTTGAAAGTCTGCGCATCAGAGACCTCGGCGAGGATCAGCAACAGAGTTCGGGTTTTGTCAAGAAGCCCAGCATCTATGATTCTATCAAAGCTCGTAGTCAAGTAGCGGTAAAATCTGATGAAACCATAGATGATGACACCGGCGAAGTGGCCAAGATATCAGCATCAATAGACAGTTCAAAATTAAAAGACTTACTCAAACAAGTCAAGACCAATTAAATCACACAACTCAGGTAGGTAGTTTTTGATACTGATACCTTTGAGATTGTCTTGTCTTTTTATCTGTTTTAAAAATTCTTCAAAATTGCTTTGATCAGTTTCACTGTGGACTTCACCTATATAGGTATCGTAGTCCACAGGATTGAGAACTGTTTTTAAATGTTGTTTGACATGAACAGGCAATGCACGTGGCTGTAACCATGCTGGATGATAGATGGGATTGTTGGCATATTCTATTTTTTGTTCCGCAAACCAAGCCACAGTTTGATTGTGATACAACACATTGAGATTGCTCAGTGTATAATTTGCTGAAACAAACGTAGTAAGTTCTCGGAAAAACTTTAAATTTGGTTCTAACAAAGACCAATCCAATGGATATCGCACATATTCAAACACAGGCCCAGTACCATCAATGCTGACGCAAAAATTAAGATTTTTAAATTTTGACAAAATCTTTTTATATTCGTCCGACAGAGCCACGCTGCCATTGGTCACCATGCTGATAAAGCATCGATCATTGCCCAGTTCCAGCAAGCGTTCTAATACTTGGAAATTCTTTTTTTCATACAAGGGTTCGCCGCCCAACAGAGTCAAGGTCACCAAGCTGGAGAAATCTATTTCACTGTAGACCTTGTCAAGATCAATGAATTGATATTTCTTCATGCCTAATTTGGGATTTTCTTTGTAATCCAATTTTGCCCAACTGCTACTAGCTCCTGCGTTACAACTCACACAAGCGGCATTACAAGTGTAACTGGTCATCATCTTGAGCATCAAGGTTTTTTCCAGCCCTTGTGCGGCGTCCTGTTTGATAAACTGCAAATCTCTATCCCAATACCAATCCAGAGCGGCATTTTTTAACTGTCGATCACTGGTCAGCCCTTGATCTTCGAGATTCCAGCATTTCTGGCATTCCGCAGGGCGTTTGCCCGCGAGCATTTCCTGCTGTATTTTTTTGATATCATACTGCTTGGGCAATAGACAACAGTGAGTATCAATGCGATTAGTCCAGTTTAATTCCCGTCCAAACCAAGGTAAAACACAAAAATTGTTCATGATCTATTTACGGGATTACATACACCACATCGATAAATATATTACAAAGGTTTAGGATCATGCAAAAAAAGACCCGTAGTATATTAGAAGAACTGGATGCCATGTACATCGATCGCGATCGCAGACACGTGATCGAAAATCGTGCCAGCAATATCATTGCCAGCGCCATACGACTACTAGAGCAGATCGAACAGACCTACGATGTTGAGCAGTCTGAAAATCTACAACGAAAGTTGATCAACGCCATAAAGATGCGTGATCCATCAAAATTCACACGCACAGTAAGGCGCACTGATGAAAATTCATGATATATTTCGAGAAGGGCTACTGTCAGATTTACGAGCGATCGGACAAACAGCTCAGCGTGATGTTTGGGGCGGCCCACAGCCTGCAGAGCTAGGCCGGGATCCCAGGCAATGGGCACAGGCCATATCCAAAGCTGCCGCAGGAGCCCGCCAAAATGCTAATGTATTGCCCATAGCCGATACTTTCACCAAGGCCTGGGACACATTGGCTCGTAAAATCAATGATTCCAAGGGCCCTGGCGAAGCCATGGATCTAGCAGAATATCAAAAAACATTTGCGGCCTGGTTGGCCCGTGAAACAAAGACCAAACCCAACATGGCACAGATACAGGCCATGATCACAGCCACCGACCCAAAATTGGTGCGAGACTACATGGTTGCACATTTTATTCCTCAGTATCAACGAGTCATGACCAATCCAGTGTACACCATACCCGATGGTCACCGAGAAAAAGGCATATTCATTGCGGCCAATGGGCAACGGTCTGAAGTTGAGTACGAGTGGGATTCTACCACCGCTGCCTTTGTGGATCCTGTGACAGGAGACCGAGCCGGTGCACGACAGATGTCAAGCATGATAGCATCCGCCATGGAAAAAGTCACAAGAGGTTCCACCCAACCCGAAGTTGACATGGATGATCTTGGTCGTGCCGGAGTCAGTGAAAGTCAAACTTTGCGACGTGCCATGTTGGCAGAAGGTGGCAATGTGTTTAAGGATGCCGATGGCAACCCAATGACACAGCGTATCAATCAAAGCGACATTCCGGCCACTGTGATGTGGTTGGAACAACTGATTGGCATAGACTTGCCACGAGAGCGTTGGTTAGGGTCAACAGGCAAAGTTCCCACATCGGGCGATCTTGACATTGC